CTAGTTTAGTGCCTAACGCTAAACCATTGACAAACCTACTCTTGGCTGAAGTTGGCGCAAACTGCCCATACGCAACCCCAATTAATCCGATAATAAGTATTAGTATTCTTTTCATATATTCTATTGACATAATAACAAAAATAATTCCCCATCAACTGCGGGAACTGCAAGTGTAAGCGTTCCCGTAACCGTATCCCACGTTCCGCCATTACCCGAAGGAGAACCGCTAAACTGTAAAGGCTGCACAGCAATACCGCCCCTACTTGCATACAAAGCAGACTTAGCAACCCCACCACTAAATGTTATAACCGTTTGCCCTTCGGTTGCAACGGTCTGTATCACTTGTACCGTTGTGCCGCTTATGATGGTCGTACCGCCTGGTTTTATCGTTGCCCCCGCCAAAGACGGTGCGCCGCTACCTTGAATGGTAAATTGGTAATTACCCGCAGTAGTATCAGGTGCGCTCAAATTATGATTAATGATATAACCGCTACCGCTAAATATAGATAAACCTAATACTCCGCCATTATCAATAACAAACTTTACCAATATTAATTCACGATCTAAAGTTGCGTTAAGTTGGTATAAATAATTGTATTGGTTGTTTAGGATAATAAAACCGCTACACGTTATTTGCCATGTATTTACATCGGGCTTGTATTCCCTAAAATTGGCAGATGATTGCGATGTAATTTCCTTTAGTTCTATATTGTTAACTAAAGTACATTCCGTAGCACACGCAAAAGGTACGTCTACTTTGTTTACTGAATCATATTTGTACAATATGATATTGCGACCAATTACCTTTTCTGCCATGTTACAAATTTAAGCAATTTTACAACACATTGTTACGTTGGTTAGCACGTTGCGGAATCCGTAATAACCCCACTTGCATTAATTCTGTATGAGCGAGTTGTATTGTAGTACGGTATAAATACCTTCCACCAAATAGTGTTCCCTCGCCAAGGCTGCGTTAGGTCTGCATCGCTATAAATTACATCGCCTAAAACGGGTATAAATTTTACCGCATAAATATCTATTGGGTAAGTAGTTAATGCACAAGCCGCAGCCGAAGATATAACCCCATTGCTCATTTGTAACCCAATCCCCGCACCTATGCCATTGTCGTATGTAACTGTAACAGTTGCTTCTTGGTTAGTGTTATCAATCTGTAATAACGTTCCTTGCATCTCTTTTTTAACACGATTAAATGTAGCTGAACCAATAAGGTACTTTTTACCCGTAACGCTTATTTGTGATGGGTCGGTATCGGTAAATGTCATTACGTTTGTAGCCTCAATAACGCCCTCAATTGTTGCATCTATGTTAATAATATTTTGACGAAGCATATTTATATAGTTTTGGAACATTAGTTCTGCCAAACTAAAATAATTATCCGTTCCAAATCTTTCTTGCATATACCACCCATACATCGGTTTCCCATCTTTATCGGTTATAGCCCCAAAAAATGCTGGTTGCTCCGTTACCGTTACAATATTTGTTCTGTTTTGGTTGTAGCCATGCGGGAACTCTATTTGCTTACGGTAAGTATTAGTATCGGTAATTTTAGCCTCTAATTTTACCCCCACAAATTCCGCTTCGTAAGTTACTTCAAATTCCCCTATAACGATAGCCGATTGTGTTGTAACCGTACCGCCAACATAAACCGCAAAGGATAAAGTTCCATCAATGGGTGCGGGTGGTATTTCTTCTACGTTTACGAGTGTCCCCGACTTCTTACCGTCTACTCGGTAGTAATCGTTTGCGCCTAAAGACAGTACTTTCCATGTGTTATCGTTGCTTAGGAATACGTTTTGCCCAACCCCCGCAATTATTAACTTCATTATACAAGTAGGATGCAATATGCCGCCCATATCCGTATCGCCCGAACTAAAGTAAAGCCTAAACTGTACTTTTGGGGAATTATTAACACTTATAGGCATTGGGGTTGTACTGGTAATTTGTGCAAAGCCCGTTGTAATATTATCCCCTTGCGCTAATATAAATGCATTTACGCCCCTATCTTGATTTTCACGAATAGCCGTGTAGCCCGTACCGCTTACAAATTCAGCCCAATAATCAGCATCTCCGCTAGTTAATTGTTTTAGGTTGGCATTGAATAATAAGTTTTCAGGGTATTCTATTTTCTTGTTTGATAAGAAGTTGTTAAATCCTTTCTTATATATCTTAAGTTGCGTATTCTGTAAGAATATGGCATCGTCAGGAATATTAATAAAGCCCGTATCTGTTCCATCGGTTAAGTAGCCAGTTGTTAAGCTATATTTAGTCCAATATCTTGTTGCTTCGGCTTGTTGGTTAATTTGGATAATATTCCATTCGCCGTTTGCCATAAATATTCTGCAACCCCACGATATAAGTATATCGCGTAAAACATCCAAACAAGTTAATTCATTGCTAAAATTACCTTCTGCATCTATTTCGGGTCTTACAAAGTTATTAACCGCCATATAAGCCTGAAACCAAGGCTCACTATTAGGGTTATCAGTACGGTTGAACATTGTAGATGAGTAAATACTACAGCTGCTTTTCAGGTTCGGCTGCTCTGGGAAATTTAACGGCGTAAGCGCATCAAATATGTATTGCAATATTGTTGCTCGGTAGGTCGTTACGTTGGTACTAAAATCAATACTATCCAACATACCTAAGCCACAAATACAGTTAAACCGTAGTTCCTTAAACCCCGTACTAAATAGATACTGCACATTATCACTTAACGCCCACCCTTGCCACTTTAACACGCCGCCTTGTGAATACTTAACCCAATACTTTCTATCGTCTAATTCGGTAAAATCTGGCATATTAGCGGCATTATTAGTAACATCAATACCAACGGCTAATTCACTTGCATAAATAGGCTCAAAAGGGTCATCCGATTGAGGTATGTATTGAAGATTTACAAAGGTGGCTTCGTAATTGATTATAGCCCCCGCATAACTATCTTCTAATAAATCTAAAACGGTGTTATTGCCCGATTGAGTATTTTGTAGTATTCTGTATTTGGTGTTGTATGCCATATAAGGCAAAGATACAAATAAAAAAGCCCCTAAAATATAGGGGCTGTAATTGCTACTGCAAGGTAGATACAAAAAACTATTTTAATTGCTTATCTAATATCTTATCGGCTCTTTTCGTATGAAAATTATATTTACGTTGCAAAAAAGCATACTCTCGCTTATATTGTGGTATAGGTTTTTTAACTGTTGAAAATCTAGGTTTCTTTAAAATATCAAATTCAAATATTACAGTACGATTTTCATTATTAAACTCGTTTATTTTATAGTTTACCACAATATTACTAGGCTTCCCCCATTTTCTTTTTTTCATATACCTATGAAAATTGTCAAACCCGAACGAATTACCTTTTGAAAGTACTACTGATAATGGCGCTGTTGTTTTTACAGAATGTTTCATGTTTTTACGTTTTTGTTTCCGTAAAACTACAAAACAATTCCAAACCGCCAAATTTATTTTATTATCCTCTCCTTGTATCTAAATTTACTCCAGCCCTTTGCAATGCTAGTACTAAGTCTTGCCCTCTAAGTATTACACTTCCGTTTCCTTGCATTGTCATTGATTGCCCCATACCTTGAACGCTACCTAAAGCACCTTGAACGGATTGTGAAATGATAGATTTCATTTGGTCGGGTCTAACAATATGTTCCGTTCCATGCAATAGTACTGGATAACCTGATTGTGGGCCAGTTGCAGTGCCGCCGCTTGAAAAGCCTTGAAGTTTCATTACACCAGAAAAAGCATCGCCGAATTTTATCTTACCGCCGCTGATTATTGAAATTATACCAGCTAATGCGGCTGCTTTTGCTAATGACAATGCTATTTGTTTTGCTAACTGCTCAAACATTTCACCAACACTTTGAAGAACGTTTTCCCCATTTGCTAACGAATTAAACACTGTATCTATAGCGGGACTAAGAACGCCCATATACGCTTCTGCTTTTCTAGTTATAGCATCTTCTTCGTATTTGTCGTTTTCTTCTTGCTGCTCTCTAAGTTTTTTCATGTGATTCATCCTAGAGTCAAAAAGAAGTTTGTCTAATTCGGCTTTATTCTTTGGCAGACTACTATCTGTCATGCCTTGCGTCTTTGCCTTTGGCTCTTGAACTTCTGGAGCAGCAAACAATGATTCTTGCCACATTCCAGCCATCTTTTGACGGTACTTGTTAATGTCAAATAGGTTCTTTTTCTCTTTTTCGAGTTCTTGGTTCAATGATGCAGATGCTTGTATGAATGGCTGCATTGAATTAAACATGCCTTGTATCTGCGTTTCAAAAGATTTGTAAGCCCTTTGTAATTCAGGTATCTTTTGCGATGCCGCAACCGCTTCGGCTTGTAAACCCTTTAGCGGGTTTATACGACCCGTGGAACTTGCAAATTTATCCGCTTCTGCAAAGTCTTTGGCAGTTAAACCCGCAACCGCCTGAACCGCTTTTTGAGCGTTTAATAAATCTTCTTGAACCTTTAACTGATCTTTAATTATTGGAATAACCTTTTCTTCTAAGGCTTGAAGTGCTATCTTAGCTTTTAATGCTTTTGTTATTTCATCATAAGCATTACCTATCTTACCCGCTAAAATATCTTCTTGCGACATATTCCCTAAGTAAGCGGGATATTCTTTCTGTAATTGGTCAACGGCTTGTTTACGTTGTACCATTGGGATATTAGCATTTGCTGCTACACTTGTCAATTCCTTAAACTGTACAATCTCTTTGGCTGCGGATTCCCTAAATCCATCCATTGCTTTTTCTAAATCTTCAACCGACTTTTTGCTGCTTACTAGCCCCCTAGTCCATGCCCCCGTCCCAACTTGCGCAAATGTAATAGCAGAAACTAAACCGCTAAAGGCCAACCCTAGCATACCAACAGACGGCACTAATTGAGTAAGGTTATTCGCAACGCCATTAAACCCATACGGCAAATCTTGCAATACGCGCCCAAAGTTTTGGTAGTTGGTTGCGCTTTTGGTCATAGCTGCGCCGCTCTTACCCGCCGCCACAGATACCCCATTCAGCCCCGCAACGGTATCCCGCATTTTCTGCAAGGCATCCTTGTTATCAGCCGTTATCTTAATTTGGAGTATTTCTTGCGCCATTGCTATGTAGTTTAAGTATTAATTGTATTTGTTCTTCGCTTAACGGTTCGCCACGATCTTGTATCGGGTCTGTTTCAAGCGGTATTAGTTTTTCTGGTGTCTTTGGGTGCTTATCGCTTGTATTCATTCGGTAAACCATCCAAACTATCATTCTCGTACGCTCCCATTCGCTTATTTGCCTTTTGCGGTACCCTGAAACGAAAAGGATGAAATCACGCCATGTAATTTCATCCAATTCTTTTATAGTAAGCCCAGCCTCGTAAGCAGTTACATCAATATCATCCCATGTTAGGCTTTCTAATTTTTTTTTTCTTCGGTTACTTTCTTTTCGGTAGTGTTTACGGCATGGCTTTCAATTAGGTATGTAAAAAAGTCCATAATTTGTCCACCCGCAACCAAACCGCCGCAATCGTCAATCCATCCGCTTACTTCTACATCGGTAGCTGTAAATGGCTTATTTAGACTAACGGCTGCATATTCAGCAGCACAAAGTAAAATGGTATCTAATTCAGCAAATAACTTATCGCCGCTCATTACCCCATTGAAATAATCGGTCGGGGTAATATTAGCACGTTTGCCAAATCGCTTCATAGCGTAATAACCCCACTTTAAGGGGATTACTTCGCCGTTGGATAGTTTTAATTCAAACATAAATTAGTAGCCTCCAGTTAATGTTAATGGCGGGTTCTTTACGGTCATTGTGCAGCTAAAAGTATTATATTCTGCATCGGGTGCGCTTTCGCTCCACTCATTAATAAACACAGTACCTTCGTACTTGTTATCTTGAGCGGTTGGCGATGCTTTAGCAATACGAACCAAGAACTCCGTTTTATCAACGTGCAAATCGTACAACTTAGAAGTACTTGCTTTGGTAGGCGTTCCGCTTTGCGTAATGGTGAAACCTTCCATTGAAATAGATTGCTCAAACTTAACGCCTGGAACCATCTCATCGCCGCATTTTGAAGTAACATCAATAGGGCTATTAGATGAAGTAAGTTCGTTTGAAGTCAAACAAGCTACTGGAATGTAAGTAACCCCGCTATCTTGCGAAATAAATACGAGCCAATCTCTCGCTGATATTTTTTGCTCTGCCATTTTATTAGTGGTTTAATTTGTTATCAAAGTTAAGTTATAATTGGGATATTTTATGTTCAAATCTTATTAATGTTCTAAAGGTCGGTTCGGTAGGATTTAAGCCCGTTAGGTTATTGACCGATAACAAGCGTGTAGTAACTACTTGGAAGTCGTTGCCAATATCCATTTTTACCCCGCTGTTAATCGCCCCTAATATCTTATTTACAGCGTAATCGTTGTATTCAAAGCCCATTGTACCGTCTTTAATAACAATATCCAAAAGTACTTGTACATCAAAGTTAAAGCTATTTTTACCGTCTGTTTGGTTGCTGTTTCTATCGCCTATGAGTATGTAATTGCCGTCTGCATCCGATGGTGCTAAGCCATCGTAAACCTCTAAATTAAAATAATAGAAATCTAAGTTGCTTAGAATGTCGTAGTATTCAGGAATAAGGGCAGAAAATACGTTTTTCATTAGTACCAAAGTTAAATAAAAAAACCCATATAGAAATATGGGTCGCTTTGCTTAAAAACCAGTTTAGCTATGTCTAGGATGCTAAGATAGTGAAACTTCCCATACCACCAAATAAAACCCCCTACATTTCTGTAAGGGGAAAACAAAAAAACATGATTGCTATTAGAGTTACGAAGATAGTAATTTTTTCAATCGCTTGAACAAATTTGGTTTTTCTCTTAAATATGCGGGAATAAAGAACGGTTGCGGGTTTATCCCTTTCTTTAGTATTGAATACATTATCGCATAAGCCACCTCTAAATCTTGGTTGCTTCTTGCGGCACGTTTGCCCGTTCTTCTTTGCGTTTTTACGCTATACGTTCCCGCTAAACCTTTACGCCTTACCCATTCAGCTAAATCATTAAGCATATCGCCTAAATTTCCGCCGCCGCCTTTTCCCTTGAACTTTGCAGCGTATTCTTGAAACCCAGCGGGAATGTTAACCTTGCCACCCGTTCCAAATTCAATGTATGCTCCGTATGATGATTTAACAAATGCCATTGCCCCGTCTGTTGTTTTCTCATAGCCGATACTGTTACGGAGTGCGCCTTGATCTACTGGTGCGGCTCTTTTAGCTTCCTTGCTAATATTCAATGCCGATGCGCCTATTTCATCAATAGCATCCTTTTGTACCTTATTAGATGCTCTTGCGATGGCATCCTTTACGGCTTTATCTCCTAGTACCGATAGCTTTATCATTTAGTGTAGCAAATGATTTCAGTAAATTGCTTTTTCTTGTCTATATCTTCGGCAGTATGTATTGTAAAGTCCGAACCGTCTATACTTATCTTCCAATCAGGCGTAACCGATGGAGCATAACGAATGATAACCCTTACAGCTTTATTGTATGTAATGCCCGATTCTTCTAAGCCCCTTGTATCACGAAACGGTTTAACCATAGCGTAAACATCCGACTCGGTAAACGTTGGCGGCGCAGAACCCCCACGGTTATTCGCCACAACGGTAGGCTCTAATAAAGTAACCACTCTATCTAATTGCCCTACACTTACGCTATTTATGCTTCGTTGGATTCTCATAAAAAGAAAGGATGACGGTTATACTTTTGGCAGCTTTTTTGAGCCTTTAAACATACGGTACTGTTATCTTGGTTATCGCCTCTATTTTGGTAATTAAATACCGCTTGATCTAAAATAGCTAATCTTAAATCAAATGGGCATTCGCCATAACCGCAGTTATATTCAGCCGTTAAATAACCTTGATTGTAAGGCTGTTTAATCTTAGGAAAGTCAAAGCCAACGGTTGCAACAGGTATAACATCTCCTTGCTCGTTTTTGAATATTGGCGTTCCAGTTACTGGGCCGTAAGGTAATTCAAATAATTCTTGGTCTGCAACCATTACCACTTCTGCAGACTTAGGAATTAACGATAACCCCGTAAACGCTTCAATAGCTTGTCGGGATGAGGTTATAATAATCTCTAACAAATTATCTTCAACCGTTCCCGTATTCAATCTGGCATAGGCCTTAAATTCGTCTAATGATACTGGCTCATTGTATCCCGATTCCGTAAGTGTATAGTCAATAACTCTATTCATATTCCTTTTTTTGTGGTAGCGGTTTGTTCGCTATCTTATGCAAAAATACTTCAAATTCTATTAGCTTCTTATGAGGGCGCAATATATCCCCGCGCTTTCTTGCTGCTTTGGATGCTTCGGTGTATTCTTTTTTGCCTTGTAACCTATTTATAGACTCAACCCACCCATCTATATTTTTACGCTCAACAAATATTCCCGCTTCGCCTAAATTCTCTTTTAGCCCAAATGTAGGGTTAGCGATTACTGGTATTCCGTTCTGCATCGCTTCCGTTGCGGTCATTCCCCAACTTTCATAATCGGATGGCATAATAAGTATTTTAGTTTGGTCGTAAACTTCCTGAATATTAGCTGTATTGGGGTGTATAGTTACATTTGGCGGTTGTTCTAATATTTGAGTACCATAACTACCAATAACGCCCATAAATTGAACGTTGGGCATCCTACGGGCTATTTCTGCCAATACCTTCCCGCCCTTAGATTCGTTAAGGTTGATAAGTGTAACGTATTTGTTTTTACTTGGGTCTTTACAAACATTAGGCATATCAACGGGAGGGGTAAATGTAAATGTAGACGGGTTAGGGTAGCGTATTTGCTGCCTTGCTCCTTCGCTATTATAAACGATATGTACCCTTGGGTTACTTCTTACGGTTGGGTAATCAAATGTGTTGTGTAAGTACCAAACAACAGGTTTGAATTGAACGGTCTTGATGACAAATTTGGTGTAGTCTAAATGGGTAATAATAACCTCTGCCCAATTAAACCAATGCCCGTATGAATTACCCATGCCAAATACAATAACACCATCAATTTCGTATTCTTTTTCATCCCCAGGTCTATTACCTAGCATAACACGAACTTCGTGTCCTTGTTCTACTAAGTACTTGTTAATTCGGTGGGCGAAGTATTCTGCACCGCAATTGTGCTTCGGTGGGTAAGCGTGAATGTGAAGTAGTATTCTCATGGTTTTATGTATTCAGCGATGTACATTAAATGCCCGTATTTACAAGGCTCTGGACCACGTATAACAGTCATCCCCGCTTCAATAAAACATTCTTCATCCCATACGCTTCTATGTGTTTCTAATTCATTGCCCATATAAGCACCTTGTTCAATCTCAATAGCGGGTGTACTAATAATTAACACGCCTTTAGGGTTAAGCATCTGCTTTAGCCTCTCTATAACCTTAAAGCCATCGTATAATGTAAAGTGTTCAATTACATCGGTCATTATAATAAAATCAAACTTTTTATCTGTTTTGATGTAGTCCTCAATCTTTGCAATATGGATTGCGCTATACATATCCCACATCGGATTCATATATTTTGCCCACCCTTCAACACCTACTAGTTCAATATCTTTGCTATACCAATTACGAATACCGGCACCATTCATGCCATTGCCTATTCCTAAATCAAGAATAGACTTTGGGTTATTTAATAAAACTAATCGGATAATTTCAGGGTAAACAGAAAGTGAACCTATTGGCATAAGTAAAGTTTGTGTATCAAATATAAGTCATTTAAGCATAAATAAACGGTGTATTGTTTCTTAAATGCCCAGATAATTTGCAGCGCAATGTGTTTTTGTTTATACCGATTGAATTTGCGGCTTCTTCAAATCCTTTATAAAATATGCCGTTTTCTGTGTTTAGTATAATTTTTTTGTGTCCGTTGGCGCAATTATTTTTATGAGTTTCAGCTAGTTTTTTGCCTTTTTTGCCATTACTAATATTTAATCTTTGCTCTGCATTTCTTATTTTCCCTTTATTAGCGATACTTATTTTTTGCTTAGTTTCTTTTGCGCTTACTCTTCCTTTTAAAGATGCGGATATTTTTTCTTTTTGCTCATCTGTTAATTTTCTGCCTAGCTTTGCATTTCTCTGTAAATCTCTCCATTCTTTAGTTTTTTTATAGGCCTCATGCTTTGCTTTGACCTCTGGTCTATTTTGGGCTTGTTTCATATTTCTTCTAGTTTCTTCGCTATGAACAAAGCCTCTTAGTTTTTCCGATTTCTTTTGTTTTGATTCTTCTGATTGCTTTACGCCCAATGCGCCGCCATCCCCTCCTAATGTAATATTAACGAGAGTGCCGCCATCACAAACTCTTTTATACTTATCGATTAATTCCATTTCTAAATTTTCCGCATCTTGCCTATTATCAAATGTTGCAACTATTTCAACTATAGGTTCGCCATGTTTTTTGACGTAATTACGCCAAAATTGATTCCTAGAGTTGCCACCAAATCTATACGCTCTTTCTTTGTTTACGCCAATACCAACGTAAAATATTTGTTCTGTTTTTTGATTCTTATGCACATAAACTATCATAAATCAAATATACAACTTTACCAAGTATAAACTAAATAAAACAGCCCCTAATTTCTTAGAGGCTGCTATTATTTTAGATACTAATTATTAGATATCCAAATACGCATGAGCTTGAGGAAGGATTAAATTAAATTCTTCCATACATTCTACGCGCGCCGTCACAAGGTTGCGTTTGAAGTTATCGCCATCTTCATAGCTTAACTCAATCTTCAACCCTTCAGCTTCTACTCTTTCAATGTAGGTCTGGTCAATTAGCATGATTTTGTTAGCAGTTGCGAAATCAACTGGGATAATCGCAGTACCGTTAATCATCAACTGATTGCCATCAATGTAAACACTACCCGCGCCAGTGTAGTAACCTTTTCCGTAAGTAGACTTTAACAAAGCAGCATGAACAGCGTTTGTAACCAAAGCGTACGAAGGTACAAAGCGAGTATCTCTCAATCCTGAGATGTAATCAATTACTTTTTCTACCTTGTCAGTTGCGCCAGTAGATGGTGCGCCAGTTGCGTTTGATACAACATAGCCGTAACCTAAAGCGTTCTCTTTTAAGAAGAAATCACGAGTTAATAAACGTGGCATTGTTTGGCTCATGAAAGACAACTTACGCAATGCTTGTTTAGTAAATACGGTATAACCTGCAACGTATTCAGTTACGGTTTTAACCTCTGTCATTGTGTAGTTATTCTCTCCTTTAGCACTACCTTCAACTTGCTTTGCAATGTTATTTGTTGCACCGCTATTCTCACGATAGGTAACGTAAGTACCGTCAGGGCTGTAAGTAGGTGGGATAATATCTCTAAAGTTACGAGGGCTTGAAGGTAGGATAGCAGGGGCAGGTGCATAGTTCTGCATTGGGTCGCCAGTTAGGCTGCCATCAATACTAAACAACTTAGCTTCCTTCGGAAGTTCAATAGTTGCCTTCTTGTGCTTTTCAAAGTCGTTAGCGATGTCCTTTAACACTTCAGGAGTTAAGGTATCCTTTACGGCTTGTTCAAAACTAAGTACGCCCTTCTTTTCAGGAGCAGCAGCTTTACGAAGAGCAGCAACGCTATCAATTTGCTTTTGCATTTCTACCATTCTTTCGTTTAATTCCGCTTGAGTGCTTACGCCTTCAAATTTAGCAGCGATTTCAGCAAGTGCAGCCTTAGCTTCTCTTGCATCTTGTGCAGAGGCATCAACCTTTGCGTTTAATGCTGCTACATTGTCAATAGCAGACTTTATTTGCAATTCCAATTCCATTTTGATTAGGATTTAAATGTTTGATTAAATTGTTTTAGCGCATCAATTAATGGTTGGTGATTCGGCTCAACTGCTGGTTTGGCGGGTTGAGTGATTTGTTTTTCAATCATTGATTGAATTTGCTTTATTTCAATCTCCATTAAGGAGAAAGTTTCGTCTGTAAAATTACTATGCTTCATAGCTTTGCATAGTTTTTCAAGTCTTTGCGATGCAGATAATTGATTGTTAATGCCATCAATACCTTTCATCATCCCCAAAGTTGGCGTTTCAGGGTTGGCGGCCCAAAGTACACAACTGCCCTCATACAACATCAATTCACGAATTACCCTATTTTCGCCTTGCATGTCGCTTTTAGTTGTGCTAAAACCAATTGAGTGCTGATTGATTAACCCTTCGTTGTATAGCTTAATAATATCTTCGCCTAATTCTGTGTCAACAATCTTAGTAACGGCAATAAGTGCATCTCCTTCAACGTATAATTCCATTGGTTTACCAATGGCTGTCTTTAACGATGCTTTATGGTCAATTAATGACCATATCATTTTCTTACCTTGCGGTCCGCGTTCACGAATAGTTTTAGTGACAGCTTCAGGGATGATAATGTCGCCGTCAAGGTCTACGTTTCCAAACCTTGCCCATACTGCTTTTACGGTTTTCTTTTCCGTATCAACATCCATCATTTCTACGCCCATCGTGTTTTTGTACTGCATCATCTTTGTACCATTTGATTAACTATAAATGAAGTTACTGCCATATTATTTCTTGCGTTCTCTAACAAAGGTACAAAAGGATTATTATTTGTATTCATTTTTTTTAACGAGCCATCCGCATTACGTTGTGGTACAAATGCAACGGTACATCTGCAATTGCAAAGGTTGTTAGCACTTGCGGCGGGGTCTCCTGGATACTGCATCAATTCATCTCCTTTTTTGCCGTCTACTAAAAACGCTTCGTTATAATCCGATAACTTACCATCCATATTCAGGTGGTCGGTTTGATCACGTGGAATACGCCTTGTACGGTTATCTAATGCGCTTACCCATTCCTTTTGCACTTCAACACCTATTTCAGTTGCGGCAACCATCGCACCAGTATTTGAGGCAATATTTAATTCGGTACGCACTATTCTTTGCGCCATCCATTTAGGGAATGTTGAGTCATTAAGTTCCCTTACAATACGAGCAACGCCCCAGCCTTCGGCTTCGCCTTTCTCAATGACTGCGGTAATGGCTTTCTTTAACGTGTCGGAAATTTGTATGACAAGATTCTGTAAACCATTGGTCCTAATGTACTCATTGATAACATAAGCAAATATATCATTTCGGTCTGTTGCAGCCGATTTAGTTTCCTTAACTAAATACCTCCTTGTACGGTTGGCGTTATTTATTCCAGCCGTTATGTGTAGCTTACGGATGGCCGTTTCAATATTCGGAGCCGATACCGATACCGTTGTAATGTACGGAGCTGATTCATAGGCTTTGGCAAATGCGTTAACCTCTGCCCTCAATGCACGTTCAATACGTGGGCGGAACATGTTAGTTAGCCGCTTGTACATCTTGCGGTAATCGTTATAGTATTGTTGCCTATTCGCCATAAGGGTCTATAATTTGGCTGCCTTGTACATTCATTCCTGGTTCTACTACTTGACCATTAACAAAGATTGAATTAAGCATATCCTCGTCAAGATATTCAGGAAGTGGTTCTCCCATAATTTCGTAACGTCTGCGTAATGGCAACATTGAATCCTTAAGCCATTGTACTTGAGTAGCTTTGTCCTCTTGTAATTCTGTGTAAACGGTAGTATCAAATGCTACTACTATTCCAGTTCCTTTGTAACCCCAATAGGTTTCTAATTGCCTATTAAAATTCTTGCACATTGCCGTTAGTAGTGGGATAGCCGCCCTTGCGGTTAGTGCCTTTTCTGCGGCTGTTTGGTTGTTCTCATTCTTTGCATCAGGGTCGTTGAGCAATGTAGAAGGGATATTGTAAACATTGCAAATTGAACGCAAATCATGTTTTTCACTTTCAATGATTGCGAGGTCTACGTTTGATAGGCCGATGTTTTGATAGCCTACTTCCCATCCGCTTACGCTAATTCTATTTTTTTGTGCCGAACCTTGATAACTTTGTAATTGCGCTTTGATTGCATTTACTTGCCCCGTTGCTGCTGCACCATCATACCCCATATTTGGTTGTGGCTTTGCGTACAATATACCAGCTGGGCCACCGTTTTGTAACAATGCAACGGCCGCTGTCTTTGCTTCGTTTGAACGTGTCAAATTTTTATGTGCCGCTTCCAATGGCGACATACCGTAAAGTTGGCGGCCAGTCGCATCGGCATCGGCATTAAAATACTTATCATGCAAAACTTCTTCAACCTTGTAAGTCCAAAGTTTACCGATGTTTAATTGGTAGCCAGTCTTTACGGCTGGGTAGTTTTCAATGTTTGCAATAATCTGCATGAATTGCGATGGTAATGTGTACAAACGTAATGGTTTGCCGGTATTATTGCCGCCTTCAATCAAATCAGCCGCTACATAGGCATTACCAGTAACAAGTTTATACGTTCCCCATGCTTCAATTAAATCTTGCCATGTATCATCATCATTTGGATACATTAGCAAATCATTCAATCGCATATCGGCGGTGTACGGCTCTAATGCTTGAGCCTTTAATGTTTCAATGCGCTTTGCGTTAGGCGTTTTGCGTTCATACTCCGCTAATAGCAATTTGTAGGCTTTCTTGTCCTTAACCTTGTAGACTCCCCAAGGAGCTATCTTTGCTTTTTCAACTATAAGTTTAACGGCACTATAAACAATGTCATTGGCGCGGTAGCCATCGTTTACTTGTTGTCTGGCATCTTGCCCCGACCATGTGACAATGCCGTTAAGATATTGAAAAGACATTGGGATTGACTGCTGCAACCCTAATAACTTTATTGCTGCTTTCTGTATGAAGTTCATGCTTACAAATTTAAGCTATTTTTATTATCCAACGGCTATTTGGAATTTGGGCGCATCATGATAGTTAAATATGGCATATCTCATCGCATCGCAAAAGTCATCATTAGCCTTTACTGGTTCCTCAATAATGTTATCAGCTTTATCTTTCTTCCACTTATACGATTGTAATTCCTTTATCCCATTTGTTGAATAGGAAGTAACATTTAAAGGGAATGATTTAACTTTTACTATCCCTGCCCAAACATCTTTATTCGCTGGTTTTATATTAAATCCAGCCCTAAATATTTCCTCAATAGACTTAGGTTCGGCTGCATCTGCATAGATTGTTTTACGACCAATACCCAATTCTTTTATCTTTTGGATTAGCTCCGTTGGTGTAAGGCTTGATTGATAAATCCTTTCCGCTACATAATGCTGTCCTTCGTAATATTCAACCTCTACCAATGCCGCTGGGTGGTTATAACCAAAGTCTAAACCAAAGAATGATTCTCCTTTGTTCGGCAGTTCGCTAACAATATTCCATTTTGTGTAAATAAGCTCCTTTGCCGCCCCTCTTTGCCCTAAACCGTACACTTTCCACATAAAGTCATCAGGAAGGTCTTTAAACGCCTCTATTGCGTTTATTTGGCTTTCTGTTAGGTTTGTGCGGTTGTTAAGGTAGGTAGAGTGTATTTTCTTGTTCTTCGGGTTATCGGCTACCGTATAAACCCAACTAACAAAATCGGCGGGATTCCAGTCAAGAAATATCTGCCCCGTTGTACGCATTGCTAGTTGATCAAACAATGCCTTGGTTAGTAAGTTAGCTTCATTGATGAATAGTATATCACGCCCTGGTCCTCTAGCTTTACCCTCGTCCTCTAAACCGAATAGTTCAATGTAGCTGCCATTCTTGAATGTGTAAATGAAATCGGAATAACTAAAGTTATTATCGTCCCATAATTCCAACTCTTGCATGATAACCTTGAAATCACGATATATACCCCGCTTAACGTGGGGTAACGAATGAGATACGCAACTGATGCGCTTGTTAGGTTCGTTTACGGCTATTTGCACCAATAGCTGCATAACGGAATAACTCTTTGAGCTA